CCTTGCGCCGAATCGCCAATCGCTTCATGCTGCGAACTTCCTGATCAGTTAAATCCTTCTCAGTTCCATCCGGCAGGGTAATTACTCCTCCATCTGGGTTCTCTTCGCACCACAAAATGACATCCAACGCTCTCTGGCGCTCTTCCTTCACCTGTTCGATGGTGGACAAGCGTTCGACTGCATCGGATACGTCCACCTGTCTTGCCGGGGCCGAAGACTTTGCAGTCTCTAGTTCCCTTTGCAGTTCAGACAAACGCGACTTTTGCGCTTCCAATTCAGCTTGAGCGGCCTTCTTCGCAGCAACTAACTTGTTGATGCGCTTCTGTACGCCCTTACTTAACGAACTTTCTTCAGCTTCAGCTTCTTCAATGGGCTGATCGGCTTCTTCTGCAGCTTCCACTTCCGAGTCCACAATTGGCTCCTCAGTGTCAACTTCAGGTTCAGCCTGCTCCTCTTTGGCGGGAGTCGCCTCCTTCTCGTCAAGGAAACCAGACTTAAGCAGGTCACTAAGACTTTGCTGGTCTAGCAAACCGAGTTTTTGTGCAACGGGTGTACTGCCTGCCTCCTGACTCCCGGCGTCAGGCTGTGATTGTGTTTCGTTCATGCTAGTAGGTAGCAAGTCCTTTATATAATCAAACCAGTAACGCTGGTTAGCCCGCTAGTGGCGTTATGCCAAATCTTCGTTTATTGTCAAGCCGTTTAATTCTCTAGCTTGTCTTCTTAATTCAATAAGTGTGCTCAAAGTCAAATTAATTCCGTCAGCTTGCCCTGCTGCATGTATCCTATCTTCTCCCTTGCAGTCTTTACTTATAGCAAGCATCCAGTGCTGTTCTTGTAGCTGCTCAATAACCTTGAGCACCTCACTCCAAATAAGACTTTTCCCTGAAAAGCCAAAGGCGTCCTTTTGATTTTCCGTCATTGTTAAGATACAGGAGTTACACCAATCCGGCCAATCTGCGCGTTTTGCTGTTGCATAACAGACATCTGAAGGCTCTTAACGTAGTTCTCAAAGAGCGCACGGAAGTTCTCATCCTGCTGAAGCGCAGCTTGCGCTTTTGGGTTGGACTGCATGACCTGCTGAGTGTATTGCAGCTTAGTCTGCGCAGCCGGATCGTTCTCTTGGTAGAGCGCCTCGTTACCAAGCAGCATCATGCCAATGTCACTCTGCACATCCTTGAACATCTGCATACTAGCCTGCTGTTGGTTGACAATAAGCTCGCTTGCCATTTCTGGAGCAACGGCCTGTATCATCATTTCGGTCATGCGTGTTCTATTCAATACTCCGCCAGTGTCCATTTGAGCTATGCTTGTAAGAAATTGAATCTTTTGAGCAATGTACTCTTTATCTAGATCCATCACGTCAAAACGGACGTTAAGGTCAAATTCGTTGTGTATCTCAGACATGCTCTGTGGCAGTTGTCCGCCAGTGACGCGCATGATCTCTTCTGGGCTCATATACTGGCAGCAGAGCGCAAACATCTGCCGGTAAATGCTGCGCCAGCTAAGCAGCCAGCTATTAACCAGCAACTGCTGGAGCATCTGCGTCTTGGCTGGGGGGACTGCTGGATTGATTGTACCAAAGTAAGCAGCGTGATTTGCCTCAACGCGGTTGATCAAGTTAAACGCAACCGTAGGCTCGCGTGCCGGCGGCTCCATGAAGCTGTAGTCCGATGGACTTACGACAGGGAGCTGTACTCCTGGGCCCACCTTGTTGATGGCACCAATTCGCTTGACGACCTTGATGGGAGGAAGAGTTGAGAAGGCAGTATGATCCCGGATGGAGTCGTGTTGCGCCTTAATCTCGTCTTGATCAGTGCTAGCCAGCTCGGGTATACCACGAGTATCAGTAATAGCGCGGCGCAACTGTTCACGACGAAACTCCACAAACGGGTATTCGCCATGAGCGTAATCAAGTCTTTGATGGATAGCCCACGAGGCTGCATCTTCCTTTCGATTGGAGGCCGCTTGCGGACAAAAAACGGTGTAGTAGATGGCAGGCGCTTTTCCGTCGAGGCTCTTGGTATAAGCATAAACAACCTCCACCATGTTCATGTAGTTTACGCCGTTGTAAACCAACATGGTCGTTGTAGGCAGCAAGTTGATGTTGTAAAAGGTGCTGCTCTTGCCAATCTGCTGAAGCGCACGTTCAACCCAATCTGGATCCCAGCCTTCCGTGGTGATCTTCTCCCGCAACTCAACCTCAGACATCCATGTTCTGCGATAGATGACCCGTGATCGCTGCAAGTCAGCCGTCTCTGGCGGAACGATAATCTCATCCCAGGGCTTCAGCGCAACGATCTCGGGAAGATTGCGGCTGACGTATTCTTGGTCATACGTCGCTCTGCCGGTTGTCGCCATCTCGTTGACCATGCGCTTAGCTTCCGAGGCGTCTAAGTCAGGTATTGCAGCCTGAAGTATCGCAGCAGCTTGATCTGGAGCGTCCAAGATCATCTGCGGCAACTCAGCCAACACAGATCCTTGTGCTTGTGCCGCCATCTGGAAGAGCTCTTCAGCGGTGATCTCTTGTGTACGCTTGCTAATACTCTGTTGCCAGCCTACAAAGAATGCGCTCCAGCCGTACTGTAAAGCGTACTGCGCACCAAGCTCAGCCTCTTTGCGAAGCTCTTGCGGCATCTTAGAGTCGCGAATCCAGTGCAGAAGGTTTGTTGCAATGCCGCTTACCGGCGCATCGTCAAGCGTAACGCCAGATGCCCGAATGGTTGCACGCTGAAAGGCTGTGACGAGCAGTGCGGAAAGCTCGTTGCAGGACGAGTCGATTAAGCGATTACGAACGTCGCTCGCACCTTCAAACGGCCATGCCGGGCTGCCTTCTGGACGGTTTTCGCTATGCTTTTTTCCGTCATCAGTTTGCCCAGACCAACGAGAAAAACGGATATTATCAAACTTCGTCACCAAGTTACCCTGCGACGAGTTAATCATCGAGCGATTGTACTCACTCAACAACTCGCCAATGTCAGGCGTATCTGAAGCAATAGCTAAAGGGTCAACTGGTGATATCATGTTAATAACTTCCTGTCATAGACATTCGTTTGGACTGTTTTTCCCAATCCAATCCGCCAAAGTATATCGGCTGCATAACAACCATATACCCTAAAGCGTCAATTGGATCTTTACTAGCACCTTTTTGCCCGTCTTGTCCAGTCCATTCCTTTAAACTATATATTAAGTTCTGGCAAGACTCATGAATCATTAGTTTTGGATGGTTTACACCTTTTTCCATTGGTTTTTCTCTGTCCCATGACAAAAGATCATTGATTAAGAGCACTCGCTCCTCAATTGGTAGGGCCGCTGATGGCGTAAAGATAAGCGGATTATCAGCCTGACTAAGCAAATCAAGCACGGTGACGCCACCATCTTTAGTGATCGTCTCTGTGCCGGCGGTTCTAGGGTCAATCCAACGGTCCACAATCATCTCACGCTTGTCCCCAGCAGTCTCAAGGCTCCAGATAAGCTCAGTGTACTCGTTCACCCCACGGCCAGCGCCCGCCTTCTGTGCTGGGCCAGCTCGACCGTCAGGCTTATCACTTGGCAGCGCCCATTCCCCGTAGCTTTGATCGGGCCATTCACGATAGACCCATAGTATACCGTGCTTGTCTACTCTAGCCCAGAGCATAAACCAGTTACGCGCACCGGCTGGGTCGATGGCCATGTAGTTACTTCCGTCAGGAATAACCTCTTCCGCGTCACCTTTCCATAAGTTATGGTCGCCAAACATGGGGAATTCGGAACCAGCCGTCTGATCAGCCCAACCATAAGCGCGGATCTTGATGTCGTGGCTGGACCGGCCAGACAACTCCTGTTTCATACGCTCCCAGTTGTTGTACGGGTTAAGCTCGGTATGATACCAGATGCAGGCATGTCTACCGTAGAGGTTCTCAGCTTGATAGGGCATCTCACCTTTAGGGACCGTTAGAACATTGTTATTGGGTAATAATGGAGATTTGCGGGTAGCTGTAACCTTGGCACTGTTAATGTACTCCTTCACGACTTGGGTGTAGCCTTGCACCGGCGTAAAGGTGACGATGAGCTTGCCGGAGCGAGTCACTAGACGGTATCGCAGTGTATCGAGCCAGTTCTGCGGGACAAGTTCATCGCACCAGACATAGTCCACTTCACCACCTTCGACGACCTTAATGTCCTGAGCGTAGTTCAGAAACCAGATCTGGTTGCCCATGTACACAGCCGTATTGTCGCTGAACCCGTTCTTTTGGCTAAAGCTAATCTGCGTATGATTAGTACGTTTGATGTTGCGGATCTCAGGCGGCAGATACTTGTAGAAAACGTTTTGTTGGGCTGACACGCTAGTCATGTGGTTAGTGTGAAAGCACCAGATACGGATGTTGCGCTTGTTGTAGCGTTCCTTTACCCAGGACGGTGCTTGTCCGTTAAGATCAGTCCCTACGAAAGCTTGAGCCATACGCTTGGCTGCGTACTCAGTTTTGCCTGAATTTTTATGTAAAATGCTTCCAATAAAATAGTTAACATACCCATCAACGGAGATATCCCATACTGTATCCTTTCGTTTATGATAAACCTTGACGAGTCTAAGTTCGTTGTGTTTAGTTAAAGCCCATGAGACCACCCTTAAAGTCAATAATATCGCAGACTGAACTAGCCGCCGCAATTGCACGCGGAGACACCTTACAGAGCATTTTGGATGAAATTCAGCGCCTACATGGTCACAAATACTCAACAGCGTATCTGTCGAAGGTGTGCCGTGAATATGGCATCCAATGTCCGAGAAGCGGGCCAAGAAGCGGGAGCCTGCACAAAGGATGGCGTGGAGGCCGAATACAAAATAAGGACGGGTACATTGAGATTTACGCGCCCGACCATCCTCATCGTAAAAAGCATACTCCTTACATTCTTGAGCATCGACTTGTGATGGAAGCCCACCTAGGACGGCTTTTAGACCCGAAAGAAGTCGTCCATCATAAAAACGAAGTGACGACGGACAATCGGATACAAAATCTTGAACTGTTTCGCTCCAATGCAGAACATCTTCGCGCAACCTTGAAAGGTAAGTGCCCACGTTGGACGGAAGAAGGTTTAGCAAGAATAAGGGCAGCGCACCAAGGAAAAAAAAGAACCAACTTTTGTCTGTCAGATGAGAAGCGACAAGCCCTCCGAGTCCGATGTCTTTTAGGGAACTCCATCCGAAGGGAGTTGAAACTCGATGCTCTGCCGAACAAAGAATTTGTTCTCCATTGCTTAGAACAGCGCGGTATAAGTTATCAACAGGCTTCTGAAAGGGCCTTGATGCGCGTCCCTGTACTTTCTTCTTAAGATCAAAGTCCCAAGACTCAACGTAAAACGGCTCCGTAATCTGATCTATGCGCCTGTAAACCTTTGCCACAGGATCGTATATCTCCGTCTCACCAGCCAGGCATCTGTTCCCGCCAAGGACGACTATCTCGTTAAAGCGGTCGAGCAGCTTATCCGCATCCGGCCAGTGTGGCAGCTCGTGGCCATAGCGCATCGGATCGTTCTGCTCAGCCTTAATCTTGTTCTCGCGCATCAAGAACAGGTCGAGTACCTTCTCCGGGCCAATGTTCTCGATCATCTCCATACGCTGCCGCTTATTCGGCGACGGAAGCGTAGGATGTTCCTCAAGCTTATAGGCTAAAACCTTCTCTACAATTTCTTGATTTTTTTCATTCATACACGTTGACGTTTTCACTACGATGCTCTATATTCCCTCTGTCGTCAAATAACGACCGTGTACCTTCTGCGCCACCTGAAACATCGGACGCACGAGCGACTAAATGGTTCCAGCTATTCCTCTTGAGCTGGATTAAACATCTGCTTCGGTCTCAAAGTTGCAGAGTGCTGACAGTCACG